TTAATAATAGTGATAATTAAATTATAATACCTAGTGTTATAATTGCAATAGATATTATAGATATCCAATGGAATTTAAGATTTGTAAAGTGTCGTGCTAAAAGTACGAACTATTTATTAGCTAATAGAACGATCCATAAACGAGATTATCTTATCTATGTCCTCTTTTTTTTGATCCAATGAGTTGTTGTAAATCCTTCGCGCTCTTTTTTTATATTTAACTCTCCTCTCGTATGTGTCATCAGTTGGCGCTTTATTTCCAAATGGGTGTAAGTGTTCGGCAACAACTTCTGGAAGATAAACCAACCTATTTACGCCTCTGGCCAAGTCCATAAGATATACATCTCCGAAATCTGAATAAAACTGTGGCGGATTCAAATACCCAAGTGCTTCAACCCAATTCTTATGAACAAAAGGGTGCGTTGCCATTCTTTCGCCCTGTAATAAATCATCACCATAGACTAAACAAATCTTATCTTTAAATGAGTTAATCTTATCCTGAACAATTTTATCCCAATCTTTACTTCTAAAAACAACGTCATCACCGCAAAGCATAAAAACATCACCTTTTGCATATGGTACTCCCATATTGAATAAAGTTCCTAGTGAAACAAATCCCTGTTTATTTATTACTACAGTGTAACCCTGAGCTTCAATAGTATCTCCCTCATCTATAATAAAAACAAATTCAAAATCTTGTGCGGTATCTTTAGCCGATTGAATTAATCTCTTTACATTCTCCGGTCTATTTTTTGTCGCGCAGATTATTGAAATCATATCTTTTTAAACCAAAAGCCATTAATACATTCAACTTCACCAAGCTCTTCGACAACGGCCAAACTTACGCCCCAATGGATTCCTTCAAAGTAATCTACATCTTTATGTCTTATAGCTTTGTCATAATCATTCGAGAAGAAAGCTATAGGCCAAATCTGTTTTTCTAAATCATCTCCACAAATATAACCACCACTTCTGATAAGAGTTTTTGAATTACGTATATCCTCGACAACGTAATCGTACGTGTGATTTCCGTCAATATAAATCAAATCAAAACTTTCTGGTGGAAGTTCTGCTAAAATATCCAAGCTACTACCTTGTATCATCTCAATATCTAGTCCTGCGGTATTCTTTTTAAATTCTTCTGTACCAAATTCCCACAAATCTACACAAGTAACTTTTCCGTATTTACCTAAAACTTTGGCTGACTCTCCGTGTAGAGAACCAACTTCGAGAATATTCAAATCTTTTCTGCCTGTACTTTTTAATAGATTATCTAATGCCTCAAGTCTTTTTCTTGATGTTGGTAACATTCTAACTCCTTGAAAATATGTATCTTTCATAGTTTTATTCGAACCAAGTTGCAACCGGTTTATAATGGCCACGGTTATAGTTATGAAGACTAGGTTCGGCTCTATGGTCTATCAAACTAGGTAGTGGAAAATATACCTTCAATCCCTTTTCTCTTTTAAATTCATTTAAAAATCTATCGTGTACCGAATTAATCTTGTCCCCATATTCTATCATTTCATTGATATATTTAACAGGGAAGCCGAGTGCGATTTCGTGGTAAGTGTGTGGTTCAATTAAATGGTCGATACCTTCTTCTTTGCACTTTAGAACCTTATGAACAAGTCTTGGTCTTCCAAGATATAAGTTATAAACATACTCTCCATTGCTAACGACTTTTTGAAGTCTCTCATAAAAATCGTGTCCAATAATTGCGTCGTCCTGAATTACGAAATGGTAATCGGCTGTCGGATCGTGTAATTTCCAAGCTCTTTTACAGGTGTCCCAAATATTATTTTTCTCGTCCATAGCGACAGGGACATTACCAAGTTTCTCCCAGAGATATGGGAGTAGGTGCGCTCTACTTGGGTGACACATTATGCTGATTGATATTTTCATTGTATTCTACTTATTATTGCGTTAACTGCTCGTTCTGCACATCTTCCGTCTGTAAATGTTAGAACGTCTTTATTTGCTTCTCTGATCTTCGGAACATATTTTTCGTGATTATTTATGGCTTCCCAGATAGAGTCTATTAAATCTTCCGGCCTTTCACAAAGTGGGGCGATACCGGAATGTTTCCAAAATCTTGGATTACCTTTATGTTCGACTTCTTTTCTATAGAACGGTGGATTGAGCAGAACTATTGGTTTCTGAGTTATACACCATTCAAATATCGTTGAACTGTTGTCTATACAATAAACGTCGGCGTGTTCCAAGACTTCCTCGAAATCTTTAACAAATCTTATTTTATTTTTTCTATAGAATGGCTCTAAGACACTGGCATATCTCGGGTGTGAATGACCAATGAGATTAAAGTGTTTTTTTAATTCAGGTATCACGTCCTTAAAATATGAAAACGAGCTTCTAGTTTCAGGACAAACAAGACAGTCAAAGTGAAACGATATGGCTACAGTCGGTTTGGTCCTGTTGAAATTCCAATACCTATTGGCAAATCTATCTAATTTTGGAACTCCAATAACCTCGACCGGACATTCTAAAGTTTCTCTTTCTTTCTCTGCGTGTGTTTCGTTTGGCGATAATCTCAATACTACGTTTTCTCGATTTCTAAGACTTCCGGCGTAACTAGGGTGGACAACATTGTAAAACATTCCTACACCGTGTTCACAAAAGATTATACCTTTTCCTATTTCAGCAACAACGCGTAAATCTCCAAAAGAAAAAACACATACATAGTCTGCCGTTATTTGGTCAGACCTGTCCTTTACAGCAACACCCAAACCTTTGGCTATGGCTTGGGCGTGTACTTGGTGATGTTTCTCTCGTGCAAAGACATCTACGTTCATTTCTATTTTATATTAGATAACTTTTCGATCCATTCCTGCAACATAGCAACATATTCAAACTCTTTACTATTCATACCGTCTTTTTTATCTGCGACAGTCTTATCAATCTGCTCCTGAAGATATACGGTACAATTCTTTAGATCTTCCATATTTCCCGAAAAATCTATTCTAGACTTCTGGTCAAGAAGATCTTTAATTTCTTCATCAAATAATTTCCTGTCTTCCTTTGTAAATTGGTATTCATTGTCAACAATTTTCTCAGATCCGTCAGGATTTTTCAAAGAATACTTAATTCTTTTCTCTCTAATTTCATCAGAGACAATCTCAGTTTCTGCTTTTAAAAGTTTTAATAATCTTCGTCTTGATAATGAATTAACCACATTTAGCTTTAATGGTGCTAAAAGACCATACAATCTATCTATTTCTGAATATTTCATACATTAATTATACACCTATAGTTTATAAAAGCAATTCCAATTAATATCTTATCGGCCCTGCCCTGTGGCCAACTTTTAGCTAGTGCGCAAACGCTTTGATTTTGTTACCAATAGCGTTAGTGATAGTTCAAAACAATGAAATTTTTTACTAATAGCCACAGGCTAGGACTGACAAAAATATATTAAAGCACTTCCAAAACACCAATGACAAGACCAACGATAAACATTATTACCCAAGCTCTCCAAATAACCGCCCAAGCTAACCAAAATGCAGATCTGTTCGATAGTTCTAATATTAATTCTCTTACTGTTTTTGTTTTCATTATTTTTTAAAATTGCAGTTTAACGACTTGCTGGTCTAATAATTATTTAATACCCCAAGCCATAACTCTGTGCCAGTCGTCCATATTAAATCCCCTCTGCCTTGCGACCTCTTCAGACGTCGGCGGATATAATTCCATTCCGCCCTTGATTTTTGGACTCTGAATATTCGCCCTGATTCTTTTAATATTATCCTCTCTTGGAAGAACAAATAGGTCCTTTAGTCTAATAAAATCATCATCATATTTCTGGCTGTAAATTATTTTAGTAGGACAGTATTCCTTCCATACTTTTATAGTCAGAGCAATGTCAGAGTTTCTTGTCTCCGGAAATTCCTTGAGAATATTCAATATCTTTTTCTTTAGATCCTTTATCTTCTTTGTTTCGGCTGATTCCATTTTATTTACTTATCTTTAAAATTTCTTTGATACGCTCGTCTGATAAACTATTTATCCAGCTTTCAAATCCGCCAAAATCTTCATTGTTTTTGGCAAGATTATTCTCAGGATCAAAGTAATGATTTTGAAGATCGAACCAGTATTTATCTTTTAATTCTGAGTCCATAATTTTTTAACTAATTTACTTTTTTTTCTTTTGACGACCTCGAATTTTCTTTCAGCTCTATTCTCAATTATTTCTGGTACTTCTAAAAAAGAAACCTTACGCTTTATACCTAAATAATTCATTATTCCAAATACAAGTTCGACAAGAGAGTTTATTGGATAGGCATTACCCTCTTCAATATCCAGATTGTCTGATAATTTTTTATTTAATGTTTGATTCTCCCTTTCTAAACAAGTAACTCTCAATTGTAAACTATCTATTCCCAACCATTTTTCTATTAAATTTTTCATAATTTATTTAGTTCTAATATTCTCTGAAAAGGACATTGCGAGGGCAATAACCCAACCGATAAAGGTCCAACCTAAGAATATGTTAATGATTAATACCTGTGTGCTATTTTTTGTATTTCTGCTACCAGCAATTATGTATGGTAAGAAATAAATTAAAAACCAAATTATTACGTATTCCATAAATTTTATTTATATTGTTTATTAATAAACGCCAATGCTCTATCAAGAGCCTTACCGTTATTTGATTTAAATACCTTTATAATCGACACAAATCCGTAGGCCTTAATAAGTTTCCCGACTTCAACAATCTGTATGTCTTTAATTCCGACTTTTTTTGAACATACTTTTACTACATAGAATTCTTTTTCCATAACTATTTACTTATTTTATTAATCCACCTTATGTCTTCCTCTAAACCAATTTTATATTTGCAATTTTCCCAATTATTAATACCAGCAAATTCATTAACTTTATTCTCTGGGTTCTTTTCAAAGATAATATCGTCTGCTAGTTGTCGTGCTTTTTTCTCATCAAGAGCAATAAGCGTTGCTTCTAACATTGTAATATCCCTATTATAAAGTTTTTTATAGTACCCAATAACTGTTAGCCTTTGGAACATATAATTTCCAATAGACGGCACTCTATTAGAGTCAAAAATAATAAGCGCGTCACTTTCCTTTGCTTCACTACTTTCGCAGGATTTTAGTCTATCAAGAATATTATCCTTTAATTCTCTTATCTTTAATTTCAATGTGTCTTTTGCTTCAAAATACTGTGTATCGTTTATTACTGTCGTGTCTTTTAACTCTATAAAACACCCAGCAATAAATATCACAGCTACTACTATGATTGTTATTTTGGTTAGTTTTTTCATAATGTTAATTTTTAAATTCTCGCTTCTTTATTTAATTTGATAACTTCTTCCAATCCGCCTGCACTATCCAATTCTTCCTGTGTCCAGCAAATTCCCAGACTATCCATATATACAACCCCCCTATATTGTTGCTGTTCAAGCATACAATCACGACATATAGTCCAGTCTGCAAAACTATCGTCATAGGGTCTACCGCATTGATGACAATTTTCCATATTAATTTATTCCTGCGGTTAAGAAGATAAAGATTGCTAATATTCCTACAAAACCTATACACGCTATTGCTTCGGTTATAAATCCTTTAAATGCTTTCTTTGCTTTATACATTCGCACTTCTCTATCTGTATTGTTTGGGTATATTTCTGTGTAAAATTCTCCTAAGTAATTAACCCTGATTCTTTTCATTGTTTTTAATTTGGTTATCTACTTTGATAATTGCTTCATCAATAGTCGCGACCAATCCTTCTTTTTCGATCTCCCTTTTAACATCTACTAGAAACTGCCTTACTACATCTAGGACAGCTTTTGTAAACTCATTTTTTGGCATTGTTTTGATTATCACCGTTATAGTAATATCTGGTGATATATAAATTATAGGATATAGGGTTATAATTGCAAGGGGATAACTATTCGAAAACTATTTTTGTGTGTTGTCAAGTTTAAGCCTATTAGAGTTATATTTTGTAATGGTTTTTATGTGTGCCTTGTATTTCTCAGGGTATTTTAATTTGCGCCAATAGTACCTAACTGTCTCTTTTGGGTAGCCTTTATGAGCATAAAGGGAATAAGGGCTTTCTCCATTTTCGAGAAGTTTTATTATATTTTTTGATCTGCGTGATGTTTTTCGTCCGGCCATATTTTTTATATACCTTAGGCGAGAGTCAGGGTTACGTGGGCTAGTAAGAAGCCAATCTTTCGATTGAATTTCAACCACACAACCACTCTTGCCTTAGTTCAAAATTACGAGGTTTAACCCTCGCCTAAGATACACAATATAGATTGACTCTGGGCGAGAGGAAATTAAGAACCTCTAACCCTAAAATAAATGAAGAAAATTCAAATTTATGGATTGCGGGGGTGGGGATTACCACCCGCCCAAAATCAACCTATTTTAAAGACCATTAGTAATTAAGTCGTCTATTGATTTTATCAAATAATATTCAGCGCCGAGTTCCTCGCATTTCTTTTTAAATGCCAACTGCTCTGGCGAAGGTCTACCTGAAGGACGCTTTATTTCTAAACCTATAAATGTACCGATCTTATCAATCAAGATAAAGTCCGGAACACCTTTTATTGAAAACTTACTTGCTCTTCTAAAAAATCCACCACCCCTACCGTCTGACTGAAATGTCGGAGCATTATTGGTCCTAAAAAAGAAGTGACCCCTGCGTGTTAGATATTCTCCAACAGCATTTAGAACCTCATTTTCTGTAGGTTCAGGTTTTTTCATCTTCAGTTTTATAGTTGTTTCAGCCATTCCTCTAGTTCTGGTGTTACAAGCCGGCGATAATACTTTTCAATGAACAAAATATCATTCTCCACCGGTTTGTAATTACAATTATACACCCATTTTACCGTAATTGCAAACAGCTTTTGTTCCTCTTCCTGTGTATGTTTCATATGACCGTGACACTCGTCACAAATCAGGAACGAATTAAAGACACTCCCGCTAACTCTTCCGCAGATATGATGAATTTGTATAGCAATATTACTTTTACATAACCAACACTGCTTTTCGTACAAGTACATCAACCTAACTGGTTCTGGGAACGGATTGTTTAATTTCATACATATATCTTCTCACCGCAAGAACGGCAGATATAGTAATCACCGTTCTCGTCAGTTTTTACTTCTGAAAATTCATATTCTTCCCAACATTGATAATCGGGACAATCTTTATTCTGACATAGTGCTGTCTCTCCAGTTTTTATGTAGATAGTCATCTCGTTTTTGTAATAAGCCAATCTCCTGCATATAGTCAATATAGTTATCACTTTCACCGACCGAATAAATTTCATCTCGCCATTGTTTGTAATGTTCTGGGTTTAAAACTTTCATTCGGTCAATCGCGTAATTCTCTTCAAGATAAGAAATAACTCTTTCCAAATAACCACTTTCAGCCTCGTCGCTGTCGTTTAGAAGACCGATTGTACTAAGTCCTATTTTAACCTGCTTACCTTCAAGTCTGATTATCGCTCCGTTAAATTCCTTTTTAGCGTGATCGTGTAGAAACTCTAGTATCTTATGATCGTGATAGTCCATTTGGTTTAGAAAGGCCCAAAGAGCTAAAACACCACCGTGATAATAACCTCTTTGCTTTCGGCTGTCTGGTGTTCGCGAAATTATACCAATAATCTTTCCATCATTTTTTGGATCAGACTTAAACTTCTTCCAAATCATTGAGTTGTATTTGCTCAATCGAAATTCTCCGTCTTTAATTTGTCCTAAGATTTTCATTTTTTTACAGCTTCAACAACTAAAATCAATTCATCAGGCTTGTGATCTGTGTTTAATTTTTTAATTTCTTTTGCCATTTTATTTTAATTTTAATTGGTGATTAACTGGTTGAAATTCCGGCAAGTGTGCATTTGTGCCAATAAGATTTTTCTTTCCAGTTTTTAATAAATAATCAATCTTCTCCCTACTCTTCCTAACTTCTGCAAAGGCTTCATCAAGGTTTTCGTATTCATAAGAATAAAATTCCTTCACTTCTCCGCTAACAGTGACCGTTCTAAGTAATCCAATTCGGTAAGGTTCAATGACAATTATATTATTTCCATTGATCTGCTTCCCGCCGAGTACAGCAACGTCGTCATATTTTTGGATATAAAGCGCTTTCTCGAGTTCATCAAGGCCAACGATAACCTTTTCGTTATCTCCGTAGCCATATTTAACGATAAATTCGTATATTTTCATATGCTTAGTGGCTGGTTATTCGCTCTTTTCTGTAGCTGAGTCTCTAGCTTTTTCCATTTTTCCTTTAAATCAAAAGGTGTGTAGACCGTAGGAATGTAATCTATTCGGTTTGATTGAGGCAAAATACTTATAACTTTCAAGACCCTATCCAATCCGTATTCACTGATTAAGAAGTCGCAAGCGCTCCTCTGAGTCTTATTACTGTAAAATGTTTTATTCTTTGGATCTACAACTTCAAAGGCTTTAATGATTAATGCACCTTCTGGGCTGTATTTATCTTTACTTCTCTTCTCTTCTCTTCTCTTCTCTTCGGATTCCGTTTGGTTTCCAGTGGATTCCATTTGGTTTCCAATATTGTCATCTGGTAAATGAAAACCAAGTTTTTCAACATTCTTCCAACTCTCTTTAAAGGTCTTTCCTAATACTCCGGTTAGATATGTTTGAGGCTGTCTGTCTTTCTTCAATGTCTGATGTCTGGTAAATTTAGATAGTCTATAAAATTTATTGCCGTTATTGTCATAGATGTCCCATAAGCCCTGATCTAGTATCTTTTGGATATTGAAATCAAAGTTCTCCAAGCTGATGTCCATTATTGGGACAATCATAGCTTTTAAGGTTTTCAATGAAGTTGGTAATAAACCCAAATCGTCTGCGTGTGGAATTGACCAAGTAAAAATTATTTGAGCTTCGAGCGGTAAATTTGATACCTGTTCGGAGATCGAAATTTTCTTGTCCAATAGTCTTTTTTGTGCCACTTTAATTTAATTAATTTTTAATGTACTTTTATTATAACCCTATGAATTTTTCTTGTAAAGTTTTGGTTAAAAGGGGATATCCTCTGGATTAATCTCGTCGTCTTCAGGATATTCTATTACACCATTTCCACCTACTCCACTATCACTGCTACTACCACTTGTTTGTCCTGTTTCTGGCATATAACCGCTTTTCATACCCTTTTGAGGATAAGTAACGTCTTGGTTATATTCGTTCGAATTTGGGGCATTTTTGGGCTTTTCAGCGAATATATAGAACTTAACGTCAGGGAACATAAATAATTCTATAAATCTTGACACTGTCCCGTCTGGTTTTGTGTATTCAGAATACTTACCAACTTGAGGCCAGAACTTTTTAACCTGACCGTCTCTTCCTTCATACTCCTTTACTGTACAAATATTAAATCTTTTTTGCATATTTTTATTTTAACAAATCTTTTATTAATTCTATTAACACTCCTATCACTATTACAACAACAATCACGATATACGGTAGGCACAAAACAACAACATATGCCAATACAATCCCTAAAATTATTTCTATCAACATATTAGATTTTAAAATTTTTAAAGTCCATATCCTTGCAAGCTGGGCTGTCGACTAAATCAGGCCGGTTTCTCTTGAGGAATAATTCATTAAACATTTTTATACGATCAGATTCAGTAAACTCGTTGAATATACATACCTTACATTGTTTGTGTGACACCTTTCCGTTTTCATCAACGGAACTTGTCATACCGTTCCAACACTTTGGGTTACTACATCTCTTCTCAGCAAAGTAATATTTTGTCTTTCTGATACCCGCCATTTCTCCAGCTAAATTATTACATTCCTGACAGAAATTACCGCGCTCTTTGTATTTTTGATTACACTGATCCCTTATGATTCTATTACAGGAAGCACAATTCTTTTTCATATGTGGATCAGGTTTTTCAATACGATAGGAAATATTTTCATCTCTTGGTCTGTACTCAAATACTTCTTCCTCTATATTGTTAGGTACTTCTGATTCCTCTTGATTCATTTTCTTAAAGATTATGCTCTGCTACAAATCTGTATAGTTTCACAGCGCCATTGTTGTTTATAATGATATCAGTTTTTTCGTCATAATTATTTACTGATAAAAAGGCTTGGTATTTTCTATTTGACTCCAACTTTTCTTTAGCTCTCTCCGCTTCAAGTTCAGCTTTCTCTTGCTCCTCTTTCTTCCGTTTTTCAGCAAGAGCAACTCTGGCCTTCTCGTCTTCAACAGCTTTTATTTTATCGGCCTCAGCCTTTTTTAATAACTCCTCTTTCTCCTTTTCGGCCTTAACCTTCATTTCTTCTCTAATCTGATCTTCTCTAGCTTTTATGGCAAGGATTCTTTTGTTATCTTCAACTCTTGCGGTATAGAATTCGACCCACTGTTCTTCGTCCATTTCCAATAATTCCTCATCAGAAGGCAATAATATTTCCAGCATTGAGAGCTGTTGTTTTCTCATTGGAAGTAGTATCTTCCTAGCTTCAATGATTTTCTTTTTCTCTTCCGCGTCTAGAACTGCTTTCAATTTACTTTCAAGTGGTTCTGTAATTTCAAGATATTCATTTCTCTTATCAAAGACCGCGTTTCTAAATTCATTTGCTTCATCAACCATTTCTTTTTCCTGCTTCTTTATAGTCGTACGAATTTTAACTATCTTCTTATGAGTCTCTTTGACCAAATCAAGATTTGATAAATCTAATTCTTCTACCTCTTTTGCAACTAATTGAAGTTGCTCAATATTATAATCAAATTTAACTACGAATTTATTATTTTCTTTTTCCATATATTTTAATCTTCTTTTTCTGGTTCATTATTTTCCTTTTCAAATTCAGCTCCTTTTTTTGTTTTAAAGAGTTCAATATTTCTCGCCTTTAAAGCAAGATCTGGTTTTCCGTCAACGTAACAATATTTGTCTGAATAATTTACCGACCTTATTAACACTGCGCTTGAACCAGACAATTTTGCAAATATATCTGAAGCCTCTTCAATACTATTAAAAAACAATCTCGCGCTCTCGATTTCTACAACAAACACCATTCTAGTTTCCTTTTCCATTATTTTTCTAAATTACTTTCTATGTTTTTAATAATCACCTCACCCATTGCCAATCCCATAAGAATTTTACCCTGAGTTATCTGATCAGGAAATATTCTCTTAATAAGAATTGACTCCTTAAAATTTGGATTAAACGCTACAAAGTCTGTCCACTTTCTACCTGTTACTAACATCTGCATCTGAACTTGCCAGTAATAAGAACTGTCAATATCAAAACTTCCGGTTTTCTTGTATTGAACAACCATTTTGAAATGCTTTATATCTTTGTGACACTTTATTTCTAAGTTGCCGTCGTCTCCGTGATGATCGCAAATTAAACCGTCAGGGCTAGCCCCGCACAATTTTGATATACTCTCGTTTGTAACAAATCCGACTTCCGTAACTGTATTACCTGTCTTCAATTCATAAATTGATCTCGCCTGTGGTTCTAATTCAACTCCACGGACCAAATCTTTTCCAGTGATCTCTTCTGGTTCTGCCGAGGAATATCTTTCCGATAATTTCTTCCAACAAAGTGTTTCAAGGGCTTCACCTTGATTTCCTATTGCCTGAGCATTGCTGGCGGTTAAAGGATATTTTCTCCTTAACTCAAACCATTCTGGCGATCTCTGTTCAACATTATGAATTTCCATTTTCGTTTTCACTTTCTTTTTCTAATTTACCTATTTCGATCTTCTTCTCCATTACCATTTTAGAAAAACCTTTCCCGAAACCTTCATTCTCTTTATAAATTGTTTTAAGTTCATCTAGAGTTTTGGCTTTAGAAACTTTATCAATTACATCTTGCGGGACTACATCAATGACACCTTCTTTCTCCATTTCTTCTTCAACGTACGCTTGTGATAATTCTTCAGGACAAGCCGATCGTAAAGCGTGCATTTCTGCAACTTTGGCTAGCATTGTTCTTGGTTTTGTTTCCCATAAACTTTTATAGCCCTGACCTTTCTTAAAGTATTCATCAAAATAAACTTTGGCCGTATATTCTCCAACAATACTACCGACATTTCTTTTTATTGTTATTTTGCAAGAAATAATTTTGTTATCTTTCTCCTCAAATATCGGTTCGCTTTTTCCACAGACACCACTTCTCATACCAATTTTTCTAGCGTGGTCTATTGAAGTAACTAAGGCATAACTTTCTTTAAAAGGAATTGCATAAATATTTTTTTGTAAAAAATCTTTAAATTCAAAACCTCTCATCATTCCTTCGAGCATAGCTCTCTTAGCGACTGCCGGATCTTTAATTCCCTTGAAAGTTGTATCTAACAGAGTTTTAAAAGTGTCCTTATCTGCAATTTGTAAATTAATTTCTTCTTTTATTTTTGCTAAATTTGTATTCATTTTTTTGATTAATTTTTTAATAAATTCGACCCCGTTTCTGTACTGTTATAATTATAAATCATAGTAATAAAAATTCAATAGAAAAATAGTTATAAAACTGTATAAACCTGTTGTCAAATATAACAAAAAACCCCTTGTGGCGGGGGTCTGTTGTATTCACAAATTATCCGTGGTTCTGAATGTGGGTTTAAAACGTGAATCCGATATTGTATATATATATTTTTAACGTGGATATTGTTTTGCGCCCGAGGTGTCACGTGATAACGAGTGTCGCTAGCTATGAACCATAGTTAGCATTAAGCCAGTTGATAGTTTTCTGGCCGACCCGTTTTCCTTGAACAATAGATAATTCAAGCGCACTGGCGATAGAATATTTTTTTTGCAAAGCGTCAATTCCTTTTGCAGTTATTTGCATATAATTTCCGGTAAATTCATCAAAATCAAACAGACCTTCGTAATTTAATATCTCTTGGAGCGCTCTGACATCTTCGTCGTTCTTCATTCCGTAAGTTAGAATTTTTGTAAAAGTGTGTCTAGGTTTTTCCGTAACAGTACCTTCATTCTTTCTCGCCAAAATATAACCAGCATAAAAACATCTTGCCTTTAGGAAACTCTCTGTAATAACTCTGAGTCCGTCTAAACCGTAACTTTCTCCCCAGCTATCTTGAATCACTAAACATTTCTTTCCTTCGAATAAAGTAAAATCAGTTGCACCAACACCGTGTCTGAGACTTGGTTCGTTCGATAGAATTACTGGAACATCAGTCCATTCATCATAATTAAAACTAAAACCTAAAATAACAATTTTTCCTTCTTTTATTACCGACGCGATTCTTTCTATATTAATTGGAAGAGCGACATACTTACCGCCACGATAAGTTTGTGCGACATTTAGCATTTCGTTAGTTCTCTTTACTGGCAGATTAGCTTTCTTCTCGGTTAGATTTTCATAAGGCAATAATTCTCCAGTACAAGCTCCGAATGTTTTAGCAATTTCGAGTGCGTCGTTGAACCACATTCCGGCTTCTGGTTTATTGGCTCTACGATCATAAATATCCAAAGCAGAAATATTAAGCATTTTATTTTCTTCTAATAAATTTTCAACTCCAAGAGCTAGCGCTGTAGCAAAGGCAACACACATTCCTGATCCGTTTTGTTTTCTTATTTTGAATCTCCTATAATTTTTCTTATCTTTTTCTTTCCATTCAACGGGCGAGAAAGTTACAACTTCTTCAGCCTGATAATCCTTCGATTTTTCTTTTTTTGATCGTGGGTCATCAATAATTCCTGAAAATATTTTAGCTTTTTTATTTGACATACATTAATTATACTTTACTTGTTATGAAAACCACAACACCTTTTATACACTGTAAAGAAAAACCACCTCAAAAGAAGTGGTCTGTATTCTTTAGCGAGGAATACAGCAAGACTCACTCAGGTTTTTTGAGAGGGGTGAACACCTTAACCCACTCACGTTCTCTTAACTGCAATTAACTTCCAGTTTGGATCTAGATAAATTCGGTTAAATCTATCTAGAATTTCAGCAATTCTTGGCGGGTCTTCATTTCCGACAAGCGTGTGCCAAGCCTCGTGGAGATTAACTGCAATCCGTATGAGATTTCCGCTATCTGGGTCACTTGAGCCACCCTTACTTTTAGGGCGTCGGTGATGTGTTGATAGTCTGAAGGTTTTTCCGTTTATCCTCTTTCTTATTTTCCTTCTAGCACTCATAAACACCTCACTCCCTCATCATTCGCCGAAGATCGTTGATGAACTCCCACATAACGAAGTTATCACCGCGCTTCTTCACCTCAATATCTTTCAACTTGAGATAATAAAGCACGTAATCGAGATCGTCCATAGAAAGAACAGTTTGCTTCCTTGCGAAAGCTCTGAATTCTTCACTACGAACCAAATCAATTTCGACGTCTATCATCTTCTTTTTCATAACCCAATCTCCTCTTCTTCGTATTTGAATGTCGTTATACCAGCCAAAAGATCCAGCGAGAAATCAAACACACAATCAGGACATTCCTTAGTATGCAGAAACTCGTCGAACTCTTGGCGCTTATTGCTGGGGTGTTTGCGAACCTCGCAATAATCGTAGGCCGTCTTAAATAAAACTGCGAGGGGGATTTTAAATCTCCGACTCGCAATATTCGGCAAGTCCGATCTCATAATATCTCCTTTCGCTTTTAGAAAACAAAAGGGGGTTTTTATACCCCCTTGTAATCAATCGAAATATGGGAAGAATTCGTGGCGCAGTCTTTCGACCCCGTCACCACTCGTCCATACTTCAATGATCCCGAACCCAAGATGTGCCTGCAATTTCTTGCCACGCATAAAACGGGTTTGACCACAGAGAGTTCCACATTCGAATCCGAACACGTTTCGTCTGAAAATCGCCACTTGTTTGTGGTAATGACCAGACAGAATAATGTTCGGTTTCTTTCCGCCTTCAAACGACTCAATAAGTTTTTGGATTTTGTAGGAATCCGCATAACTTGTTCCGTCGTTTCCGTGAAACAGTTTCATTGTGCAGTTGTCACCGAGTTTTACGTCGGCTTCCCATTCACCAAGAAACTGGACGTTTTTACAACGTCTGGCAAGTTCCGCACCGGCAACTAAGCCGGCATTGTTCTTGTCCTTGAACCAAGCGTCGTGGTTTCCGTCAATGATATGGAATTTGATGTCTTTGGCTAGTCCGAACATTTGCTCGGCATATGCCAGTTGAGCCGACGCTCCGATATGCGCCAACTCGTAGATGTGTCCTTCACGACCAGACATTCCTTCGAGATTGTCTCCGGCACTGTAGACGTGCTTAACACCTTCTCGACGAAATACCCTGATCATCTCGCGCCAAAGTTCTTCGTGAAAATGCTTTTCGCCCATATGAGCGTCAGCAAAATACCCGAATTTGAACCTTCGACCGACCTTGATATGGACCGGCTTGCGCGGTGGAATAGCGACCAAGCTCTGACGAACAATTCTCTTTTCTCGTTCTGTCAGGATTATCTCATTCGTTCTCATAGTATTCTCCTTTTTGTTTTTAGAATGTACTTATATAATTTTACGCAGGTTTAAAACTGCCGTCTAAAGGCTTTATTAATTCGACCTTGAGAAATTGTTTTGCTCGTTCTTCAATTCCTGCCTTGTGAAATCCGTAAGCAATCCAGCCAAATAATCTTACAGCCAAAAAATACGACCACCTTTTAAGGAAGCTGACATTGTTCTTTTTCATTAAATATAGAAAATTCCAATCGCAAGTAAATCGCGAGTATCGTCTTGTTTGATAAAATATATCGTGGAATATAGCTGGAGTAAGAGTATCGCCCTGAAATGGGTGTAGCCCCAAAGACCAAAACCACTTAGGAATAGAAGCGCCGTCTGTAATATAGCCTTTCTTTGTAGTAAATTTTAGTCCGTCAAAGATGACTGATACGTCTCTAAAGGTTATCGCATTATCAGAAATACCAATAAATTCTATAGGCACACTTTCTAACATACCTATATTATAACATTTTTGACAATAAAAAAAGAGGTGTTATTGCGTGAATTATTTTGAATCCTGATAGCTAATTTCACCCTTAACGACCAAAAAGAAGGACTCCATTGTTTGAGCAAGTAACATTCTCAAGGCTTCTGGACGAGAAGGATCTTGGATTGCGCCAAAGACATCATCTATAACAATTTTCCTGACCGGATCATTTATGGTTTCAGATCCATTATAAGGAATTAATGTCGCACTAATAAATGTGCTACCACCGGCTTTAGATGTTATCAAAATCTCAGATATCCAATACTTATCATAGACCTTTTCCTCTGTAGCAGGGATTATTACCGGATCTTCTCTTTCTATTTTTGTAAATTCTGGCATATACAATATTATAACATTAAACGTGTTCGCTTTCTATACGCTGAACAATATAATCTGCAAAGTTATTTTCTAAAATATCCATTACTAATTTTAACTCATCTTCATTAAAATCCATTTGGTAATAGTAAGTTCTGTCCTCGTCTTCTACCTTAAAAATAATAGCAAGGTGTTCGTCATTACCGAGTATATGGTAATTTAATCTATCTATTGTATATTTTTTTGTTCCAATTGTTCTGGTTATCATAATTTTAATTTATATTAGCCACCCATTCTGACTTTTCCTGTGTTGGAATATAGCTACCCAAAATAGGCGCAACCTCTCCGCACATTAAAGGTATCTTTCCACTACCTGCGTCGTTGTTTAAAATTAATGGTTTTCCTTTGTAAATTGGTAATAACATTCTATGTAATAGTTACATCATCTATCCAAATAGGAATATTGTTTGCGTTATAGATAAATCCAAGTGTTAAATCACCGTCCTCTGTAACTTCACCTGCACTTGCCGATAAAGTGTATTCAGTATTCCAATCGTTATTTAGTGCAGTAATATCAGAACCAGTTTTAATTATCTTACCATTTAATGCGAGTATTGGGGTAATTGTACCAGACCAAGCGCCTGAATCACGTTTAATATAATAGTGAAATGTTTTAGCCACACCGCCAGTTACATAAGTAGAAGCTATCCTATTTGGATAAGTTAATCCAGCAAGTGTTGAGTTCCACATTAATTTCATTGAGTAACCGCTAGTTCGATAGTCTGTTGTGTCCTCTACATAAGCACCATAAGCAAAATATTTACCAGACGGAATACCGAAACTATTTTGTACATAGTATTGAGGCTTCATATAATTATCACCAGCAACGGTCTGAATTGCTTTTGCAACACTAGGGGCGTCAATAGAACATCTCAATACTTTAATTGGTGGTGTATAAAGTGTTCTCGAAATGAACCAGTTTAGTGGGGCATTAGTTGAACAATCAACAACATCAATATCACCAGAGTATTCATCAAATTGGATATCAACAGCATTACCAGAAAAAGATACACCGTTTATTTCTCCACCGAAACAACGATAATTCGAAATTCCAATTGTACAATTTTTAATTGAACCGCCACGAATAAAAACGGAAGTGGTTAAAGCACTAGTTATTATTCCAGTTGTAGCACCGTCAATTTCTATATTATACATAAATGTTGCGTTGCTAACATTTATCAACGGTGATGTACATAAATTAAATTTTATATTATAAAGTTTAGCACCTACACCACCGTTTGCACCCACTGCCGAACATTCAAATAAACAACTATTTAATGTTGGTTTGTTTAAACATTGGACACAACCGTTTGACGCACTATCAGCAATACCGTAACAGTTATCAAGTCTATTTGACGGACTTTGTAGATAATACATATGACCAGAAGCACCAGAGTTTGCGGATATCGCCCAACAATTACTTGCTCTGTTTAGAGTTTGTGTAACACCACCAGAAAGGAAAAAGCCGTAATATAAAGTTGTCTTCGAGGAGCAGTATTCAAATAGACAATCAACACCAGACGTTGAGGTAAATCCTCTACCAGAATCAAGTGATGAAAGATATCTCCAAATTGATGATAAATCAGAGAAGTTCCAACCTTGAAAATCACCAGCAGATACACATTTAAAAGCTGTCGAGCTATCTCTTGCCAAAGTGCCAACCGCATTAAACGACCAACCGCCCTCATAAATAATATTAGAGCCGTATGTTGATATAGCATTTGCGGAAGCTACACCAGTGGCTCTAATTTCTGTTCCAATTCTTAAACGATAAACACTATTTACCGTTCCAGTAAGTCCGCCATATTTTGTATCAATGGTTATTGTTGTGGCGGTAATTGCGGATATTTTATAAAAGATTTCTGGTCTGTCTGGCTGACCAACCAAATCCCAACCATTAAGAGTTGCCGATGTTTTACCAACATAATCACCGACGGCTAGTGAAGCTCTTAAATCGGCACTTGTTGTTATTGTCTTTGAATTTCTAGTGAATCCAATATTACCGCTACCAACAGTTATACTTGCGCCATAAGAAAAAGTCCTAGCAAATCTTACCGTATCTCCATTTGTAAAGAATGAATTTCTAGGTGAGGTCAAAGCACCTCTTAATGTCTCCAAAAAGTTCATTGTTAGAAATGGTTTTGTAACTGTTCCACCAGAAACATAATCAGAATATGCACTACTATTTATACCGCTCAATTCAAATGTATCTGTTGTCTTATTTGCGACTAAAAAGGCAATATCATTTACCTGTGTCATACCACTTACACCCTCAATAATTACAATATCTCCATTTACAAAGCCGTGCTTTTTAGCAGTAACTACCGCAGGATTGGCTTTTGTAATTCCATTTATTGACATCTTTCTCGATAAAGTTATTACACCGCCACCAGCGTGAACACTAAATAATGATGAATCAATATAATTTCCGTCAGTATCTTTTAGTAAAAATGTATTTGTTGTGACACTATCGGTTACATACACGTTACCGTTAAGTTGTGTCATATTAAGTACACCAGTTATTTTTATTTCCTGACCATTACCTAGTCCGTGATTTGGAAGTGTAACTAAACAAATAGGGGCTTTTTTAATTACTGGCATTACAACACCGCCTGATGTGTATGTTGTGTATGCCGTTGAATCAATACCATCAAGAGTGAATTCTGTTGGACTTACATAAGTAATTGAAAATTGTGCATTGTTTATTTGCATCATTCCACCAATACTAGTAAGTCGAACATAATCACCAGTAAGAAATGGGTGTCCACCGGAACAGGTAATTTTACAAGGATTGGCTTTGTTTACTGCAGTTACGTTTGCTGTCGGTGTACTTATATTTTGTGTCTGTAATGTATCCGAACCATTTACTAAATCTATGTATTGAATCATATATTTTTATTAATTATATCAGGATTTTAGTATCTTGATAAGGACTAATATCTTTTTTGCATTTGTATTTGAATCAATATTAAACCCAATACAATCCCCTACCGCTATTGTTTTCGTCCAACTAGCTATTGTGTCATTTTTATTGTTTGTCTGATTTGAAAGTAAAGGTTTTTCTGTTCCAGCAATAGAATCGGCAACCGTTGGCGGATAATTTCCTGTCGTGTCTTTCCAAATATCAACTGCAATAGAGCTAGAAATTGGAATTTCCGATACTTCTGTTATTGACCAACCGACTATTGTTCCAGCGTAAGGTATTTGTGGAGCGTAACCTCGTGTATTATTAACAATTAAATCAATTCCATTTCCGACAATAAAAGAAATATAGCCGTATTGTGTAGCAGTAACCTCACTCCAATTGCTATCTTTTCTTCCGTATGTCTTGCCGTCTGCAGGAGCGTCTGTACTTATTGCGCCTGCATTACTTGTCTTTTCCCATTTAGTGCCATTATGAATAACCCAATCCCCAATATCAAAACTTATAGAACCAGAACCCAGATTTTGTGTTCCAGCTACACTTACAATGTAAAACCAACCAGATACACCAGTTATATCAGAGATTATTGGTATATTTGTAGTTGCATTCCAAGTTCCTTTATAAATCAATACAGATGTTAGTGCGTCCTTTACTGCTTTCTCCGTAGGAATATTATCATTAGAGGCAGGTGAACCTATTTCGGTAACAACCGATTTATTTCCAAAATCAGAAGACGTAAATACTGGATCGCTTTCTGTTTCTAATTTATCATCTAAAGCACTTTGAGTTGCTTCTGAAATTGGCTTGTCTGCGTCTGATGTATTATCAACGTCACTTAAACCTATTTGTGATTTGGAAACTTCGTGAGGGTTACTCTTGTTGGAGATATGAGAATATGCAGAATCATAATTAGATTTTAGTGTTGCTGTTAAATGTTTATTCGTTGCACCTGCCGAAATACTATCAAGGGTGTCAGTATTTTTTTTAAAGTAACCGCTCTTCTCTGTATTCCATTGTGGCTCTGTTGAGTTGATTATCATTGTTTGATAAGTCAAACTTTCTCCCTCTGATAGAGTCAAAAACTGTGGAGCTGTTAATGGTTTATTAAAGAAAATAACGTCTCGCAATGTTCCCTCAAACGGAAAACCATAGGAAGCATTTGGTGATCGACCCATAATACCTATATATCTAAATATTTGTAGTGCGGTATCAGAAAGTGGCGCACCTGAATCTGCTAACCTTCCGTCGACATACAAATAAAATCCGGTACTATCACTAGATAATCCGTATGAGTGTTCAACGCCGTCATTTATTATTATTCCTGTACTAAGGTAAATATTGTCTTCATTATTTGTTCTACTCTCAAATATGATTTCATTATATCCCTGTGAACCCTGTGCAAAAGTATCTCCATTACCTCTAAAAGAAATGTAACCTGACGAACCCTCTTTGCCAGCAGAGAATAAGTTTTGAACCAGCCCATTTGTAGTTTTCATTCTCCAGAATACTGAGAACGACAATGGCGATAAGGATATATTATTATTCAACTCAACCGCGTCTTGTGACATTAGTTCGAAATACAAAGTACCGGCTACAGTTACCCAAGAAGTTCCGTTAAACTGTTTTAGTTCCCCATAAGTACCAGAAGCGTCATAATAAAGTCTAAAATGATTTGCGTCACTTGGCGTTACACTCTCCCAAGTTAGCCAATATTTTGCCCCACCGGTTAAGGCCGTTTGTGTAAATGTCCAAAAATAATCTTTTATAGTTGTAAATGTACTAGGAACACCTGATTTAGAAATTAAAACAGTTGAGGGCGCACCAGCATTATCACTACAAATTGATATTTTAACCTGTGTAGAACCTATTGTACCGATTGAAGAAGCAAATCTAAACCATAAAATTGAAAATAGTTCGTAGTCGCTAGGGCAAATAAATGATTGACCTATCTTTCTATAATCTCCAGTTGATCGTCCAAATTCTATTGCGTCTGTACCAGCTCTATGATTTAAACCGGTACTGATATTTCCTTGCATTACCAAACCTTCCTCAATTACCGCAGAATTAGAACCAACATTATAAATATCGTGTTGAAATTGTCCGTTATTAATTCCAATTCTATCGTTTAAATTTTCTGTAAAATCATAACCAGCGACATAATCTGTAATAGGGATATCATCTATTCCCTCTCCAACATCTAATTCAATTCCGTCACCAGCTTTTAATTTAAAAATTAAATAGTCCGGCGTGCTGTCACTACCAGATATTTTTGAACGATAATCAGCTTGTGTTTCTGCATTTTCCAATCTCTCCTCTAGGTCCGTAATATCTTCTATTTCTGTGTCGTGTGGATTTCCTGTTTCTTGACTATGGTCATATGCAGTTTTACCTCTGTCACCTCTGTAAGCTGTTTGTGCGGTTTCCCCCAAAGTAATACTTCCGGTTATCTCTACGTATACAGTACCACCCCAACGGTAGGTCTTATTTGTATCAATCGTTACATAAATTTTTCCACTATCACCAGTCTCCGGTAAAGCTGTAAAAGTTGCTACCTCAACCACTTCGTCTACATAAGAAGGTAATTGTGATGTTGGTACTTTTCCGTTTTCCAGATCTGCTTTCAAATCTAAGGCTTCCTGTGTATCGTCTGATATCGGTTTATTTTGATCTGAGGTATTGTCAACATTACCTAGTCCGACCTGTTCCTTTGTAACCTCGTGTGGGTTATCTTTATTACCTGTGTGATTATTTAGACTTGACTCACTAGCTAAACCCAATTCTGTTCTTTTTGCCTGTTTTAGTTTTCCGTCTGTATCACCAATAGGAAAATAGCTATCATCAGTTACGACAGCCTCATCTAATTGATTTATTTTTTTATTAGTCTCATAGTCCGCCATTGATGTTTAGTTTATGCCCTGCGCTATCTATTAACAGAAAATTAAATGAATCTATCAATAGAAATTGTCCTTGTGGCTGAATACATATAGGGTTATAAGGGCTAACCATTTTTAATATCATATCTGATATAATTGTATATGGACTTGTTTTCTTTGCGTGTCCGCTCTTATCTGTATATGGATTTATCAATCTCGTGTACTGTTCTCTATTTGAATATGGACTTGTCTTTTTTGAGTGTCTTCCTTTATCTGTATATGGGGAAGTCTTTGGAGAATTTGTATCTTCTCTTTTCGTGTATTCGTCATCTTTATTTGTGAAAGGGGGAATACAAGTTGTCATAGTCTTTAATTAGTTATAACAATAACAATACCGTCAGCACCGTTTCCACCAGCACCGCTACTATATGCGTCATTTCCATATCCACCGCCACCACCGCCACCACCGTATTTACCACCATTACCACCAGCTTTACCATTATTTGTATCATCAGAACCACCACCACCGCCACCTGAACCACCCATAGGAATATTATCCCCAAGTGAATTACCATTACCGCCTGCGGTATTATCAGCACCAGTTCCACCAGCTAATACAACAGCACCAGTTAAAGCACCGCCAGTTCCACCTCTTGTTGGGTCGAATTGAACACCGCCACCACCCCCACCACCTGCACCAGCAAAAAGAACGTGGTCTGTTCCACCTTGTCCATCGCTTGTTCTACCCTCACCGCCAATAGTTCCGTTTACAGAAGCACCATTAGCACCAATTCCCCCCGCACCAGCAGTTGCAACTGCACCTGTTTGTCCACCTTGACCACCTTTTCCACCAGTTGCTTTTATAAGAGTTCCGAATGTACTATCAGTTCCGTCAGCACCATTATTTCCATTGCCGACAGAAGATTTAGCAACACCGCCAGTTCCACCAACACCGACACCAACAGCAACGCTATCAGGTATTGCAGAAGCTGGAAATACTGTTCGAGAATATCCACCGCCACCACCGCCAGCACCCCCAGAATCAGCAGAGCTTGTTCCTTTTCGTCCACTTCCACCACCGCCACCAGCACTAATTAAGATAACCTCTACAAATTTAGCCCAAAGAGGTTTAGTCCAAGTTCCTGATGTAGTAAAAATATCAACTTTTTTTAGTCCAAAACTTTCATCTAGTTCTCCGTCACCATTTAATTTAGGAGCTTTACCTGCGTCTCCTGCGCCTGCGGAAGAGTCCTTAAAGTCACTTGCTGATATTGTTTGTCCTGTTTCTATTGCCATATTATGATCCTGTTACATTATTAATAAAATACTCATACTCAATCGTCGTGTCGACATTTCCAGCCTTGACGAATGGACTATCAAGTAAGTGCATTGAAAAGGTTTGCGTTCCGCAATAAGTCGCGAAAGTATAGTAAGTATCGTCGTCGATATAAACACTTGGAGCAAAGAAATAAAGTCTTAATGTATTTTCATCTACAATAACAGTGTCAGCGATTTCAATGTCATAAGCAAAAGGTGAATCTATATCTGAATCTGCTTCTGTTGGATCTACGTTTGTAGTTCCAAATCGTGCGCGCGTAATTGCTAGTGGATAAGTATCATCTCCACCGAGTTGTCTAATAAAAAGATTATGGCCGTGTGTATCAGCATTTGAAATTATATTTTCTTGCCATTCTCCGATATGTAGAATTTCCTTAGTCAAAGGATCGCTTAAAATAAGGCGGAATCTGCCTCGCAATGATGATTTTTCTTTTAACTTTAAGTTTTCCATTTCACTAATTATATCATTTATAAGCCTTTTAATAAACTCCTAAGACCAAGTTGCAAAGCCATATCTAGATCCGGCGTCGTCATATTCATACGGCGGTGAAGCTGTTGTTATGGAAACTGACGCAGTATCGGCAGAAGCGTCTTGGTATTGCATTAATTCTAACAATGTTTCTCCCTCTTTGACATCATCTTTCTGAACTAAGAATTTCTGCAAGAAGGCGATAATTCCTATGGTCCTAGAAGTTGCAACACGTACTGACCAAACCGCGTCATTTGGCGATCTCATACTCATTGACACTGATTGAATTACGAAATCCTCATCAATATCACCGACGTTTATATGAATAACCTGTCCAGATCTCAATCCGGAAGTATATGTTTCGAAAGACCCTTCATTTATTGCTTCAGAATATGCTTCTAGTTCGGCTGTACCACGGGCAATAGCGTCATCTCTAGATGATATATTTGAATCGACAATTTTATATTCATATAGTCCATATTCAGCAATAGAAGCTACGTCTGGAACTTTTACGATAACAGGGAAAAGAGGAGTACCAGTTACAGAAATTGTATCGCCTGCGTCTGGGTAATTTGAGTCTTTAAACCTTATGTACTTCTGCGAATAACTCCACAAAACATCAAAATTACTGTCCTCATCTTCACCGTCAATTCCAACGTCCATTTGTACGCCGTTTACCGATACGGCTGTAATGGTTTTGAATTTGTAAGATAATGGAAATTGTCTCTGTGTACCGTCAGCAATATATGTCTCAGTCCTTGCGTCGGCTTCGTACTCTCCACCAACTATATAAATCTGATTTCTGATTTGTGAAAAGTCCTCAACTAATTTTAAGCTGTTCCAGTTATGATTTCCTGAAGTTTCGTCCAAATTAAATGGAGACATCTCAGTATTTTTTGCAAAGAAATGTATATCTTTATCATAATCAACGTACCAATAATAGTTTAGAAGATCGGCGAGTGTATCAAGGGCCTGAGTAACTGTTGCTCTATTGAATGAAACTTGAGTGATGTTCACGTCAGCGTCGACATTGACTCCGGTAAATCCAGTTGTATACTCGCTTATTATGTAAGCAATAATTTGATCTGCGGTCTGGTTACTAAATCTTTCGGTGATAAGTTCTCTGTTTAGATATTGAGAAAAGTCTTTACAAGTAACCTGATATTTTACTTTTAATCCTTTTCTGTTTGTTTCAATTCTGACGACGACACCACCAAATACTTTCTCATTATCTTGATAAACGATTATTTCTTCACCTAAATTTGGTTTGAATTTCGAACATTCAAAAGAGGCTTGGTCTACTTGTTGATTGATATTATCTGTGATCCTAAAACTATCATATGGAATATCACCCATTCTCCAAACATCATTTATCTTTATTGAAAAGTTATGAATAATATCTGTTGTATAATCAACAACTTCACCATAAGAAATACCAATTTCATTTACTGCATAAGCTCTAACTCGATAAGGTAATTCTGTATCTAAACCAGTTATGCCTAGACTAAATTCACCGATACCGAAATCTCCGTCCTCATAAACAACACTGTCAGCTATGGTTGGGTCGCCTGAATTGCCCTGTAGATAGCAAAAACCACGTCTGGTTGCGTTTAAACCGCCAGTATCAGTAATCGACCCATTAGCTGTTCCGGAGTTCCAAAATAGGTCAGATACGGCCTCAGTTGAAACCGTTGGTACTTCGTATATTTCCCAGAAAGTAGCCACATCAGTTTGATTTTCTTTTTCTGCACTTATTTGAGCAGACAATAGTGAGGGTCTAAATTTAAAATTCTTCATCTGACCAAGTATTGCTTGTGCATAGTTATTATCCTGTGCTGAACCGAAGTATCTAAATGTTTGGTCAACTGCGTCAGTATTTGGTGTTGTTGTGTAAGCTAAAACACTATCAACATATAAATCAAAAGATGTCGGTGTGGAATTTAGAACATATTTATGAAAAGTATTATCTGTAATTGTAATACCAGAAGTCATTGACTCCTTTTGATATTCATTATTTGTGGTTGACTCATACCTTAAACTGTTTGCGGTCTTACCAAAATCTAATTGACCACTAGAACCTTGTGAACGAGATGTAATACTTTGATATCCTGTCTGTGCAGTTTTTAATTCAAAAGAAATAGAAAAATCATTATAGTCACAATTAATATAACTTCCGACATCAACATATCCGCTATTTGCAACTTTAAATAATAACGAACCAGCGACAGTATTCCAATTTGTTCCGTCAAATACTTTCAATACACCGTAAGTTCCGCTTGGGTCATAAGCAAGATTTCTGTAATTAGTATCACTCTCACTAGCTGTAACATAATAAACTAACCAATATGTAACACCTGCGGTTAGCAAACCTGTAATTGTAGAGGAAGTCCAGTTTAGTTTTAGTGAATCTTGGGGTGTTGCAACTGATGAAGATAAATCTTTTGATGTTAGATTTGTACCGCTTGGACTACCAGACGAATCAGCTTGTATTGCAATTCTAACTGTATTTGTAGGAGAACCAGTATTAGATAATCTTCTAGCTAAAATATCTGTTAAAGCCGAAGAAACAGAATCAACAGTAAATGATTGTGCAATTCTTCTATATGTAGTTGCCTTTCCGTATGGTAAAGCAGTTCCACCACTTAACCACTCTGCCTTTGATATTTCACCTTTAAAATCTATATAGCCGTCCTCTTGTGTTGCTTCTTTTATTGTTCCAGTTTTAGCAAAGGGTGAAGAGTCATCATCATTTTTCCTAAAATGATAAATTCCAAAAGCGTCTGTCCAAACATTATCAGAACCGTAAGTTGAATCTCGCGCTGGTTCTGAAGATGTCCCGTCAACATAAATATATATCTCAGTCTCGTCAGCTATTGATGTTACTTTTGTATAAATTTCTCCAGTCTGTGAATACACATCACAAGATAATATTTCTCGTGGAAGTTCCGTTGTTTTCGCGAGATCAGAATAAACTCGGATATCACCGCCACCGTCTTTAACATTCTCCCAAAATGAGAGTGGCATATTAGACAAATCAAGATAAGCGGGAAAGTCGGTAAGCGTTCCAGTTATTTTACCAGTATTAACTTTTAATTTATAAATTGCTGACATAAATTACATTTTTCTAGTTAACTGAAGCTCCTCGATTATCTGATCGCCCATAGCGCGAGCGAACTCTTTTTCTCCGACCATAGTTCCTATGTTGATAACAACATTACCACCGCCACCACCAAGATTTTTCGGATTTTTCGTAGCGATAATATAATCATTAGGATCAGTTGATATGATGTCACCATTTGGCGAAATAACTGCGTCTTGGACCTTCCTAATACTTGTTTGAATTCTAGTAATAGCACCGGAATTTCCTGTCTTAGAAGCATTAATCGCCTCAGCCAAATTCTTGTAATATTCAATTTGTTTACTTATTTCGGCTTTGGTTTTTAGCGTGTTGTTTTCTAGGGATTTTGCTAAATTAGCAGACGCTTCACTGTTCAATTTATTTATCAAAGCAACTTTCTCTTGGTATAAGGCCTTCTCAGCGTCACGTTGCTTCTTTATCTCCTTCATTTCGCTCTTCAACTTGTTGATCGTGTCTGAGTATTCAGACTCAGCGAGTGCGCGCTTTTGATTGTACTCCTCTATTGCCCTTTCTAGTTCGCTTAATCCGGCAACTCTCCTTGCTTCCGCGACCTGATCTGAAATAGATTGAATGAAACTAGCATTATCAATTTCTGATTGCTGTCTTGAAGCCAATTCTGCTTCGAGTTCTCTACGCTTTGTTTTTTCAACCTCTCCAGCTAATTCAGTCTGAATGTCAGCAATTCTTTGCTCATTAGCAATAACAGCGCCGGCGACGGTACTTTGATCTGCCGTTTTTTGTTTATCAAATTCCTTCTTTGTACTCTCCATTTCTGCACGAATGTCAGAAAGCTGTTTTTTGAAATTATCTAGTGAAGTTTTGTGTTTCTCACTGATATCAAACAAAGCCTGATCTGCAACAGCCCCTAAATCGTCAAATTGTTTTGATAAATTATTTACCGAATCACTTAAATCATCAGTTGCTTCACCAGAACCTTGTGATTTGTTTTCTATGTTTGTTAAACCACTACTTGTCTCAAAAATAGCCTTAGTCGTTGTGTCGTAAGCGACCTTCGTCATCTTCAATATATTTTGGTTTTTTTCCAATTCAGCATTAACTAACGCAAGTGCCTTGCTCGCGGTATCTTTACTTTCCTGAGTTGATCCAAATATTAGTGGAGCAGTTGCGACACCTTTAACGCCAAGCGTTTCCAATTCGCCAACCGTTCCTTTTAACGCACCGGCTTTTGTTGCGTCTTCCAGTTTCTTTTTTGCAATAGTTAAACGAGTTACTTCTTGCTCTGCTTTGAAGTATTCGTTCGTCATTACCTTCATAGCCTTATTTTCTTTAAAGCCGTTTTCTTCTGCCAACTTCATAGCGTCGGCAAATTCGTTTTGTTTCTTTATGTTTGCCTCTGTTTGTGAAGCAAAGTTTTGCATATCAGCGCCGGCCAATTTTGCAATCCAGCCAACGGCAATAGATATTCCATAAGACAATTTATTGAACATCTCAATAATTGCTGGTAAATTATTTTGAACAACCTTAGCAAAATCTGCCATAGCAGGAGTTAGCCCGTCTCCAACAGCTTGCTTCATATTGTCCCATTCCTCATTCATTGAAGCTAATTTTCCGGCTGTCGTATTCGCATAAGCCTCAGTCGATCCTTTTAATTTACTCTGAGCTTCAATTAATACATCTGCAGTCGTAGCAGTATCACCAAGTTCTATTCCGTATTCTTTTAGAGCTTTTGTATTGCCTTGTGTAACTAAAGCGATCTGTTTAGTTGCTGTTGATAGATCTATATTTTTATTTCTAGCGAGATCCATTGATAGGTTCAACAATGATTGAGCCTGAGTCATATCCTTCGTTATAAGAAGGAATTTAGATAGACTTTCAGTTGCAGTTTCATCATCAAAACCCATTTTAACTGCCGAATTACCAACTTCTTTTAACTTCGAAGAGAGTGAATCATAGGCGAAGCCGGCATTTTCGACATTTATTTTTACTTGAGCCATTACTCTAGAACCCTCTAGACTCTCGCTAAAACTTGAACGCAAAAAATCCGTCGCGGTACGTACGGACTTTTTTAATAGATCCCAAGAGGCTAACCCTTTAAAAATCGAAGCTGTCTGACTATCAGAGGCTTTTTTCACCTTATCCATAGCGCCAGAAACTCCGGACAATTCTTTTTGAACAGCGTCCAAAGTTTTCTTTGCGTTATCAACTGCTTCTATTGCGATTTTTAAATTTTTGTCAGCCATTTGTTATTTTCTGTTTTCTGCTTTATAGAGCATATCAAAGTATTTTGACAAACTCTCTATAAACCAAGTGGGCTGAGCCATATAGGTATAATAATCCCAACCCATTTTGACGCACATATGCGTCATATTAGTTACTTCTGTTCTTTTTTTTTAAGATCATTAATTTTATCGAACACAAACGAATAATCAGCCTGAGGTAAGTCTAGAATTAAATCTAATACATTTTCTTCGACACCAGCGACAGATAAAACGTAGGCCTCAATAACCTTATGATTAAGGTCAATAAAATTTATTGCCTCGATACCTTTTTTATAGTTTTCAAGAAGTGGCTCTTGTGTTTTTTCAAATTCACGTCCAGTTAGCCATTCCTTTATGACAACTTCCTTCTTTGAGATAGGTAACTCAAATTTTTGTGTAGGACGATCCATATTTTAAGATTAAGAACCTATAGCGTAAGTCTCTGTGAAGTTAGTCAAAGTTACTTCTGATTGTTGTTCGTCATCTGCATTTAGGAAAGCCTTAAATGAAACAGTTTCAGTAACCAAATCATTTCCGCCTGAAGTACGACTCCAATCTGTAACTTGAACCTTATTCAATAGAACCACGATTGCAGGTTTTGTTGTTAAATATTCCAATTCTTCACCCTCAACTTTGATCTGCATATAAACGAAACCGTCTCCTTCGTATAAATCTTTGAAAGTTTCATCAACAAAGTTTCTTTCAAATTCTCCTTCGATTGAGAATGTTCTGTTGTCTATTTCATCTGGTGATAATGAACCGAAAACATAATCAGCTTCAGCGTTTGAGTTCCAAGTAACCTTTAGGCCCTTTAGTTTCAATGCTGTTGCTCCAACTAATCCAGCTTCAGTGCTTGCAATTTTAACTTCGATATCACGTCCAATAAAGTCATATTCAGTTGCAAGTGCTGGTAATTCTGAAGTGTCATCAACACCTGATTTTCCGATAAATGAAGCATTATATCTAACGTAATTGTCAGTTGTCGCTGAAATTTCTAGTGATGAAATAACACCACCGGCAATTTTTTGCTGTCTTACTTCTCCGTCTTTAACAAACATAGTTAAAGTAGGGTGTGCAAGGCTTTGTTCTAGACTGAAAACGTGTTCAAATCCGTCCGCGTCTGCAGAACTTATAACATCACCATACAAGTTTAGTAAAAAGTAACCAAGAACGTCAGCGTGTACAATACCGCTAACATCACCTTCGTTCCATTTGCGAACGGTTCTTACTCGTTCAGCGTCTTCAAGTCTTCCGAAAGTTGAGTCGTCGATAACTCTTTCCGCTTTAGGGATTAGGTTACATTCAACTTTTCTTACGGTTCTGCTAGCTGTAGTTTCGGCTGTACCACGAGTCGACTCTACGGCAACTGCAAAATTTATATCTCTTCCTATGAATTTCATATTTTTAATAAAATTAATTAATAAACTACCTATAATTATATCATACTTAGATGTCTTCAGAAACTCTAAAAGTAAGCGATAATTCGGCAAAAGCCCGCTTAGATTTGTTTTCTTCCGACATACCCCAAACACCGGAGTCTATAACCAGCCAAGCTCGTTGATTGTTTATTTGATGACTCCATTCTTTGCCAAATTCAGTGATTATTTTATCAACGACGTTCGGCAATATTGAGGTGAATGATCCTTCTTCATCTGTACCGCTCAAATCTACGACAACCCAGATCTTAAACTTGTATCGTAGCTCATTACTTCCGTCATCACTGTAAACATTTTCTACTTGATCTGGATAGAAAATGACGGCAGGGTAACTCTTTGGCGATCCGTCCAAAGGATATGGATAAACCGCTTTTACGGCCTTTATTCCCTCTAGTATTTCTTTTATTTTTGGAATTATTAATGAATACATATTATTTTGCTAACGAATTTACTATGCTATTAATCATATCGGCCTCTAAACCACTGACTTGCTTCTGTCTCAAATCAAAGGCGTAATCTAACCACGGACGTAACTGGTATTTACCTTTTCTTGAGAAGCCCTCAAGACCGTGAACATAAGGAGCATACGAAGCCGTAGGTTCGATAGTTTTACTCCACGGAGTCGAGGTAATTCTGTGCGTGTCTCGTAGATTACCACCATTCACAACAGCAACCGGAGAACCACCACCTGACATACCCATTCTCCACGGATTATTTTGGATCGTCGACATATACAAAGCTGTCGCGCGCGTAAGAAACTTATTTACTTCACTTTTAACAACACTCGGATTATTTATTATGGCCGACTTTAATGCTTCTAATCCAGTGATTGAAAATTTGAAAATCATTATGATCCGGTTACTTCATCTAACTGAACGACTATTTCGAGATGTTTATTATCTCCAATATTAAATGTTCTAATTGCCTTAACAGAATAAATACCTTGAATAGACTCTAGAGTATCGCCGGCCAAAACACTTGATGAAACAGGACACCAGATTGTGAACATTTTAGTAAGTGTTAAACCAAGACTCGCGACAAGTTCGGCCTGCGCGTCTTGAATATGTCCCATAAAAGAACCAACCTCAACTTCACCAGAATAAGGATTGCCCTCTTCGTCAGTGGACCAAGCCGATCTTTTAACGACGTATAATGTTGTGAAGAAATCTGATATCATTTTTTTAATATTCTATCTTTCGATAACTATTGATTGTATTTAATGCCCCTTCATAATCACTAAAACCTTTTTCATCTCCGTAAGTCACAGAATAAGATCCGATACTTTCAGACTTTTTAGTTTGATTATCGTTATTCTGAGAATTAATTATTCCCGCAACCAAGACTGCACAGGCAAGACTTAAATCATCTGTTATTTCTGCCATTAGTCCAAAACTGCCTTTAATAGTGATATTTTGTATTCCAAGTGGAAAGTATGAGGTCTTTAAGATTATCTGCGAAATTGGGGGTGTTTTGGGGTTTATAACGTAATCTGTAGCCTCTAACGTGACAGGATTATCGCCAAATTCTTCCCCGATGATAACTTCTTGGATTGATTGACAGTCGTCTATAGATAAATATCGGTCATTATTACCGTCATAATATTTTGACTCATACTCATCACCACTTCCAACAACCGGAGCAACTAATACTCTATTCGCAAGAATATCCATTTCCTTTGATACTGCCGATATCCATTTCTCTACTTGTTCCTCAAATTCAGGAGAAATTTCAATTAGAAGATAATTTTCAATGTCTTCGATTGTACAATATTGTTTTTCCATTTTATTTTTTTAATAACTGATCTAATAATGCTTCAAGCCTTGAGAAAGCTCTAGCGTCTTCAATGGCTTTAGTCTGATTTTCTCTTATGTGTGAGTCCAACTTGCTGTCCAAAGTGTGGATATGATTATCTCTTAGGTTAGCAACAGTCTTCTCCAAATTTGAGAACAGGACACTAAACACTTCATCATTCCTCTCCGATTTTTCTTGTGGCTTTCTAATATAAAAATAAACCGCAAATACTATTCCAATAAGTGTCAGTCCTTGTAATATTAAATCTAGTATTTCTTCGAGGTTCATTTTTTTATTACGTTAACGTCACTATTTTTAATCATTGAATTACCGTGATGAGCAACCAATATAAGGTTAGGGTCTGTTAATTTAACCTCAGAGTAAATCTTTCTATTTGTATTTTTGTCTTTATAAACGTATTTATATTTCATATATTTTTTCCTTATCGCTACCCCCGATCACTCGGGAGCAGAGTAAGGATTAAATCCTCAGATACTAGCTAGCTACAGTTAAAGCTGAGATAGCTGTTGCAAAAGAACCTGTAACGAACGCTTCATAGTCGTTTTCACGAACTCTATGAACCAATCGAACGGTAGCTTTAACAGTAAATCGATCTTTAACGAAGTCATCTTGATCTGTGTTTGTCATTTCTAGAGTTAATCCCTTTCGGTATTTAACAGAAGATTTTTTGAAATCACCAACCAAGAAAGTACCTACAGCGATTCCAGTATTAGCAACTACTCTCACACCTGAAACAGTTGTGCCGTTTGCAGTAATGAAAGGTGGCAATACGTAGTGTCCGTCTGAACCTTTAGATAGTCTCATTTTTGAAACATCTGTAGGGTGTAGACATACAGCGTCTGGGTTATGAAGAGCAGTAACAACTTGTGATACGGCTGTTTCAATAACGTCAAACATATTCGCTTCAGCAATAGTACCGGCAAAAGAGCCAGCATTATAAGCTACAGCATTTTCCAAAATACCAACTAAATCGTCATATTCACCGTCTCCACTCAAGATTTGAGTATCAACTACTCTCTTAAGATCAGTAATCAAGTTGTTTTTGATTTCTGAAACAAGGTTAGGTAAATCTTCAGCCATTTCAACTGAATATTTTGAATAAACACCGATTTTCTTAACTTCTGCAGTTCTACGAGCGTAGTCGTAATCCTTAGCAGGAAGTTTCGCCAATTCAGCAACAGGCAATGGATCTCCGTCCTCACCAGTTGTTTCAATCCAAGCGTCTAGGTTTGAACTGATTGTTCCACGAGAAACTAATTCCTCAATGAAAGGCGCTCGTTGTGGGTCACGAGAAACCATTGAGTCTAATTCAGCTTGAGGCAATTCTCCAGTGATGTTTCCGTCAATAGAAATATCTCCAGCTAATTTTACTCGAGCAAAATCAAAGTCTTTCAATTCAGCAACAAAAGTTCCCTTTGTAGAACGAATGTCTTTAGCCCATTTTTGATAAGAAGCAGGATCAAAAGAAATTGTAGGTTTTGAACCTTTTAATGAAACAGCATTTTTAACAAAAGCTGTTAGATCTTCTTTCATAGACTTAACAGACGCGTCTAGTTTAGAAGTCATTTTTGTTTCAACTTGTTCTGCTTTTTTAGAGAAAAGTTTTTCAACAATAGCTTCAGCACCAGCTTCATCATCTGCCTTTGGTTCGTCCTTAGCTTCAGGAAGAGCCTCAACTTCAGCGATTTCTTCATTAACTACTTCAGCTTCATCTCCAGCTTCTTTTACAAGAGCTTTTACTTCAGCTTTTTGAGCTGACGAAGCGAAACCTTGAGCTTTCAAGGATTTTAGCAATTTTAGTAATTTAACCATTTTACTTATAAAGTTAATTTGTAATCAAGTCCCTCGGCAGGGAGTTTTAAATGCCGAATATCTTTACTTAGAATTTATTAAATCAATGTACGCAAAGCCTTGTGAATATATCGAACAACCTTTCTCCTCTTCGCCTCATTCGTTTCTTCTTTGTTTAAAATATTTCCAAGAGCTATCTTGATAGATCGGATAGTTCTAACCTCTTCGTCTCGGGCCTCAAAATCTTCTATAGATTTCAATGCTAGAACGATTGATTTCAATGTTTCCTTTTTAACATCAATAGTTTTCTGCGCGATAACAATATCTGCAACCGGCATATCCTGTACCATTTCTTGTTTGATTTGTTTTATATCTGCAGTAACTTCGTCAACTTTCTTTTCAAATAAAGCTCGGGCGTTAGCAGGAACAGAAACAAGTGAATTTTCTAGCAACTCTGATTTCAAAATGCGTCCGTCATTATCAAATTCTAGTGGAATAAATCCAACAGACGAGGTATTAATAAATCCACCCTCAACCATTTCCTTAGCAAGTTGTCCTAGAGGATTAGTAACAGCAAATTCCAATTCACCTTTTAGTTGTTCATTTTCAACTCGGATATTTATTACACGACCAATAATTCTAGTGATTGAGTCGTAATTATGACTATCAAGTAAAACAGGGTTTAATTTATATGGCTCTAAATACCAGTTCTGGACCATTATGTCTCCGTGACGATCCTTGTCTGGAGTAGAAAAAACCATAGTCCAAATAGTTTCGTCCTTTCCTTCTTTTTGGACCACACTCTTTTCGAAAGTAGTATTGACTTGCATTGAGAAGCCCTTGAACTCTTTTTGAACCTTCGACCAAAGATCGCGGTGATTAGTTACACCGTATTCGTCAAAACTCTTATTAGTTATTGTGTAAAATTTATCCATTTTGGTTAATTATATCATATTTATTAAATAATCTAAACCGTAGAACAACGGCAATTTATCGTTTCTGCAGGCTCTCCTTCAGCGTCTCCGGCATACATTAGTCCATTAGAAAATCTTTTATTAATTGGTCTTTCTTCGCCGTCCAAATATTCGTGACTGTCTCTAGTATCGTCGTCCATAACAGCAACCCATATCTTTACTTCTGAACCAGCTTGAACACTTCCTTCAAGATTTCCTTTTTGCACTGCTCCGTGCGTTTCTGTACGAGCTATTGTTCTAGCCCTATTTTGGTCAAAGCCAGAATAGACAGACTCAATTCTTTGGATTAGTTGTGCGCGTGTTTCTCCTGCGTCTGCAGATTGTTTAAATTCAGATTTTAATTTGTCGTAAGTTGTATCGGTTATTTCTTTAGCAAATATTCTTGATCTGTTGTTCAACCATTTTTCAATTGTTTCGGTCAAAGAAAATCCTTCTTCAAAGTCCAACATATCCACAGTTTCTTTTCCTGCTTCAATTAAAAATCTTCGCAATAAAGGTAATGCTGAACCGCTTGCAATTCTTATTTCTAGTTGTTCATTTAAAACTTCATCAACAAGTGCTTTCGTAACTGCTTTTTCTGCCGGTATAGCTTCAAGGACACGAGTCTTCTGTCCTTCAAAATAATTGGTAATCATTGAATAAAAGATTTTTTCTCTCTTATCAGCTCGAGTCTTCGCGACTTTACGATACATATCTCTGAAAACTTTGTCCTTTAGGATATGCTCTGCATTATTTGCAGATTTTTTTTTAAAAGATAGGTCCTCTGTTACATCTGGTTCTTTATATCCAAGAGGCTGTTTTGCGAAGGAAACATACAATTCATCAGCGCTTTCATCTTCAAATTTATCTAGGCCTAATATTTCACGTCTTTCATTTATCGTTGAGGCGTCGACATTGTATAGGGCTGTTGCTAATTTAACTTTAACGTCAACATCATCTGGACTTGGATCTTCATATGACAATTCCAAATCTTCAGGAACAAGTTTCCAATTTAGAGTATTTACTAAGTCGTCGATAATTGGCTTGATTGTTTCTCTTATGAAAACTCGATAAGCCATTTCAGCATTAGCAAAAGTTTCGTCGGAAGTAATACCCAAAATAACTGAAGGTACTCCGGTAATAACTGCCATATCTCTAGCGTAAATCTTCTTTGTTTCTAGATATGCAAGTTCGCTAGGTGTCATACCAAGTCTCTCGATTTTTGCTTTTCCGCCTAAGAAGTAAGGCATATCAGCATTTTTCGCGTCTCTTCTTTCCTCGATATGTTTCTTCTTTAGGTCCTCAATCTGAGCCGAAGTCAATCCATTTTCGAAAGAAAATACTGTGTCAGTTGTACCGCCATTTTTAACGATAGCGTTTTGGTACATTGATAATTGATTATCAGTGTCGATCGAATAAATGCCGGCTTTCAATAGAGACATTCCCTGAGTAGGATCTCGAGGATCTGGTCTAAACCAGTAAATACATTCATCAAAAGGAATAACCTCTTGTTGCCCGTCTCGGAGAGTATGAGTGAATGAAATAATTTCATCTCCGTTGTAGTTTATTTGGACCTTGTTTGAATTTAAAACTTCTAGGTGATCAATATTTTCAACATCTTTAAATACCTCTCCCTCAGATTTGTTCATCATTCGGATAACAGCAAATCCAGAAATGTCTCGATATTCAGAAGCCAACGCCCAGAACTGTACTCCGGTTTGTTTTTGATTAGGTCTGTCCAATAGATTAAGGACCGGATTTTCAGTCACTTCATTACCTTGTTTGTCGATAAGTTTAAATTTAGTTTGGCCAACCTTTTGGCTTCGTTTCTGTATTCCACGATTGACATATAACGATACTTCATTCAGGTCGAAATATGTATTGTTACTTGAAAGCAAGTCGGTTATTGCCGGACTACTTCTATATGAAAAGGAACTTATCGTTCCGCCCAAAGTCTTCTTAATAAAATTACGGATTGTTTTAAAAGGGTGCATTTATTTATCAAAATTAATAATAACTCACGTAAATTATATCATATACAGCCAAATAACTCTAGACGAAACCTATGTATTCTTGGCAGGAATTTGTGTGTACGCCGTATCTCATAGAGTCCATAGCGTGATCGTTGACTTTAACTGGCTCGTCCAATACTTTTCCGTCCTTTTCTTTCCAACGATATGAACGTATTTCCTTGTGAACATTGACCGACCTCTTTGTTATATGAATTCTTCGGCTCTTCAATGTGTCGATTCCCTTGAGAACATCTTTATTTGCCGGCACTGCATTAAAGTCAGCATTTCGAAGCTCTTTTATTCTTTGTGGTTCAGCACTATCGCAGTAAATATAACTAAGCCCGCCGATATTAAGCTCCTTCATCTTGGCAATGAGTTCGCTGTTCGTTAGTCCACTTTCATAAATTAATTCATCAATGAATACTTCCTTATCATTTTCAACAATGCGAAGTAAGCAGGTCTTATTATTAAAACCAAAGTCTAAGCTGTAATAAACATCACCAACGAATTCAGTTCTTTCCGGCTCTCTTCTAGTTGCCGGAATAATCTGAGTAGGCAGTTCGTCAACCAAATCCCAATTACGATATATGATCGTTTCGGAAACACCTCGTTCTCCAAGACCGTATATTCTCCAATAGTTCTCGTCGATTGATCGTAACCTTTTTATTTCATCAATGGTTTCCTTTTCTAGAAATGGATTATCTCTGAATGTTGATTTGATTAATGTAACGTCATTTCTGGTAAGCAGTCTTTCATAAATCCAGTGGTACTCATCAGAAGGGTTATAGTCTCCGAATATTTGTTTCGTTGTTCGAAGGGCAAGTTGTATGAAATCTTCATACTCCAGTTCGTTTATTTCGTTAGCCCATAAGTAAGTTCTCTTTCGTCCTCGGACTTTTTGTGGTTCATCGACAGAAAAGAATTCAATCTCATTATTGCCAACTTTATAAGACAGGGTGGTCCAGTTGAAATTCTCCGGCTGATAATCGTCATTGTCTTTAAGGACTTGTAGAAAATCTTTTAATGCCGAAGCAATCAATGACGGTCGAGTTTTACGCACGACAGAAATGAGGATATTGTCCTCTTGTTTTAACTTCATATAAAACAGTTGCGCTAGGGAGAATGTTTTACTCGATCGTGTACCACCCTCATCAAGAACCAACCGCGTCTGAGCCAGTGCGTTCCTCTTGTACACGTTCGACACTTTCATTCTGACTGTTCGCCCCGTCTCTGGTTCGTTCAACATAGGAAAAATCGTCGTCGTCATCTCTTTTATTTTCAATTATCTCAACCTCGATCTTTGTTATAGGGTTTGTATCGACCCGTACAGTTTCCCTCGGCTTGCCGTAAAGCCGATCCAACATATCGCGGTAGAATTTATAATTACCACCCCTTGCCTGAAGAATGGCATTTCCAATAATTTCCTCAAACAATTCTTCTGATTCCTTTTTATTTAATTGCGCGACTCTTCTCAAGGCTTTATCCAGAATAGTCGAGAAGTGTTCTGTTCCCTTTAACTTGCCCGCAGGGTTTAAAACACTACCTTTAGCGAGCGTCCCGTCTTTGTTCCTTCTAATACCCTTATTATCAATAAAAGTTCCGTCAGCCATTATTTCGCCAGTTTTAGTTGGCTCAGGTTCAGTCGTAATCTGCCCCTGTTGGCCCAAAACGGCCTCAGGCTTGCTTTCGTTTCCTTCAGGTGTCTCTTTACCAGTTCCGGCTGTTTTATTAGTGTCCTTGTCCATTTTAGCTATTCCTCAATTTTACCATAGAGCTTCTCGTATTCTAAGTATTTATTTATCAATATGAATAAAGCGTTTCCGTTCCTATTAGAGTTTTCGGATTCCTTTAATGCTTTATATTCTTCCGATTCCTTCTGACTTGCGATTGCTGAGGAGATAATATCAAATTGATCTCTAGTGAATATTAAAATAAGTTTCTTAAATCTATCGTCGTTCTTTACGAGCAAAGATTCGCTGTCGCTTCCTATAATTAAATTATCAAAGCCGGTTAGTTCCTTTAGTCCTTCCGGTAAGGATTCCAGTTCAGGAAATACTAGGTCCATATTAAATCCGGTAATAGCGTTCAGTTGATTATCGGCCAATCTCCACATTTTCTCTTGATCAGGTGTCATAGGGCGGGGATCGTGTTTTCCGGAAATTGTATTACCCATATCGTCAGTAATCCATATTTCTGGCATATCTGGATCGTTTTTGTATGTTTCCCATACTAACCAGCGCCCGTGTCCAGCGATTATTACACCTTCCTGATTTACTTCAACATTCTGTCTCCAGCCGATTTCCTTTATAACTTTAGCAAGTAAATCAATTTGTTTTTTAGGGTGTTCTTTAGCGTTATTTTTGTAGGGTTTTATATCGTTGATACTTAACATATCTACAATTATAACATATAAATTATATAAAAATCAACGTGAATAACGGCTTAAATCTTAGATTTTATTAAGTTAATAAAGAATTTTTCAAACTCCAAACTATCAACATAAGGGCGTTCGTCCTCGAACATAAAATTTTCTTTGTGTTCACTAGAAAAGTGATTGTGTTCCCTCGCCAAGTAATTACTAATATTAGATACCAATGTCTGATCTCTCTCTTTAATTACCTTCTTTATTCCTATTTTTATCTGTTCAGCAATTTCATTTAACTGAACACTGTTTAGACCAGCGCCATTATTAAATGCTATGTTTGCAATTACATCAGTCAGCTTGTCGACTTTTTGTTTTATATTGTTTGTTTCTTTAGTCTTCAATTCGTCTTTAGAATAAAAAACCCAATTAAACTTTTTAATAGAGTCTATATTCTTCTTCATCTTATGAACATTTCCTAGAATTTTAATTTTCTTTTTCATTTCTTTAATATGTTACTTATTTTTATTCCATTCCTTACGACTTATATCATTACTAATTCTTCCTACTTTTATATTCACTCTTGCCAAATTGACATCACAGTCATCAAAGGCAATATCAATCGTCAGGTCTTTGCTCCCCATTCCTTTATCTCGATATTCATCGGCATTTAGTCCGAGCTTCTCACCCCACATTTTTGCATAACTTTCACCACCACCAGACCAGATAATCATATAATTCCCTTGTGATTGAAACCACCGATATATTTCAATTACTGGGTAATTTGGTATCTCAACATCAAATCCAGTAACAATTCTAGGAACAATTAGTGTGTCATCAACATCAAATGCAATTTTGCTCATTTCTTTAATATGTTAAATACTTCATCTGTTTTCGGCTCTCCAATAATCTCTGCAAGATGAAAATTACCAGAGCAATCACATACACATCTATCCTCAACCTTACTTCTTCCAAAATGGGGTTTATTACAAATATTGCATATTGGAACGGTTATCTTTTTTATTTTATCTATTGAGTTCATAGTTATTTAATGGTTAAAAATCTTCATCTTCGTCTTCCTCAAAATTAAGTCTGGCCTCGCCCGTTGTACAAGCTCCACACATTCCGGTTTTTTCATAAATATCAACATTGAAGAATATCTCTTGACCACAAGATTGGCATATCATCTTTTCTTCATTTTCTTTTTTTTGCCTTATGATTACTCTTTTCATAAATTTTATTCTACAGGTAACTTAACTTGAAATGCGTCCGCGAATTGTTTTACTGCGTCGTATGCAGTCAATGCAACTTCTTCTGGATTAAGTGATTCCTTTCTATTATATAAATCAACGAATTCGTGATCGTCTAATAAAATTCCATAAATCTTTTTGAAAAGCGGATTTCCTTTTCTAACACCAAGCCTTCCCATTGTTCCTAATTTATTTATTGCCATTGTTTTGAATATCACTTTTGTTATTAATAATAGTGATAATTAAATTATAATACCTAGTGTTATAATTGCAATAGATATTATAGATATCCAATGGAATTTAAGATTTGTAAAGTGTCGTGCTAAAAGTACGAACTATTTATTAGCTAATAGAACGATCCATAAAC